GAAAGTGGTAGTCCCGAATCCCCGGAATCGGAAACTACCTTCTCTCGACGGAAGCTGCTTGACCTGCGCATCAAAGCCAAACAGGGCAACCGCCAGGCCATCAACTTCCTGAAGGACAACCAAGCCGATATTGCACGTGCTTACGCTGAGGGTCGTCTTGTCGATTGACTCTTTTTAGTTAGGAGCACTTAAAATGGCACTTGGATCTGACCACGTAACTATTACTGATGCCACTGCGGCCACCCGGACTCGTTCCAACTCCGCGTTTGTACCGGAGCTCTGGAGCGACGAGATCGTTGCTGCGTACAAGTCCAACCTTGTGATGCAGCCCCTTGTCGTCACGATGAACCATCGTGGTCGCAAGGGTGACACGATCCACGTCCCCCGCCCGAATCGCGGCGACGCTTCTGCGAAGCAAGCCGAGACTCAGGTCACGCTGATCGCCAACCAGGAGACGCAAACCGCGTACCTGATCGACCAGCACTGGGAGTACAGCCGCCTGATCGAGGACATCGTGTCCGTGCAGGCAGACGACTCCCTCCGGGCGTTCTACACCGACGACGCTGGCTATGCTCTCGCCAAGAAGGTTGACACCTTCCTGCACGAGAAGATGGCTCGTTTCGCAGGTGCAGATGCCGCTCCGACCACCGCGGGTGGCAGCGACTATGCCAAGGCAGTGATCGGCACGCCCGCTGGTAGCGCCCTGGTCGCCTGGGACGGTTCTGCATCCACCAACACCGGTAACGGCTCCACCATTACCGATGAAGGTATCCGCATCATGATGCAGGAGCTGGACGACAACGACGTCCCCAGCATGGGCCGTGCCCTTGTCATTCCCCCGGTTGAGAAGCGCAAGATCCTTGCGATCGACCGTTTCACGATCTGGAATGAGATCGGCGAAGGTGGTATGGACAACGCAGCTCGCACGGGCTACGTCGGTGACATGTACGGCGCTACGGTGTACGTCTCCAGCAACTGCCCCACGGTGCTTGCTGACGACAGCTCCACGGCCTACCGTGCAGCAGCCTACTTCCACAAGGATGGTGTGGTGTTCATTGAGCAGCTTGCTCCCCGCACCCAGACCCAGTACAAGCAAGAGTGGCTCGGTGACCTGTTCACCGCTGACATTCTGTTTGGCGGTGGTCTGCTCCGTCCGGAAGCAGGTATCTCCGTGGTTGTGCCTGCATAACCATTGGTGTAACGAAGCCCCCTCCTTCGGGAGGGGGTTTTCTCTCAAACGGGAGGAGCCTTTAGATGGCAACAACTCAGCTTCAAATGGTCAACAGGCTCCTGCGGCGTTTGCGGGAAGACACCGTTACAGCTACGACTGATAACTCCTACGCCACGCTCCTTGCGGAGATCGTGGCGGATTCTTATGAGGAGGTGTTAGACGAGCACAAGTGGGAATCCCTTAAGCATCGGGTACACGTAGATGTCACCAGCGGTACGTCCAAGTACCGGCTGGACGCCAAGGTATCCGGTGGTGGTAACATCCGCAACAGCGACATCCGCACTCCCGCCGTTGACTCGGAGCTGCTCTTCCTTAACGGGGACCAGCCCGAGGTGTACGTCTACGACGACGACAACGACGACAGCCCTACCCCTATCTACTTCCTTACCCCGGAAGCCTTCCGCCAGCAGCAATCGCTGGACCGCGACAACACCCAGGCTGATCCAGACTATTTCACCATCTACCGTGAGGCAGACGCCACCAACAAGCGGCGACTGTACATGGAGCTGTACCCGGAGCCGACGGCATCCCGGGTCGTGGAGCTTATGTTCTGGACTAAGCCTGCTCGCCTATCTTCCAACGGAACGACGGACAGCACGGAGTTTCTTATCCCGGAGCGGTGCGTGTTCCAGCTTGCCTACATGTACGCGCTGAACGAGCGCGGGGAGGAGCTTGGTGAGCCAGGTAACCTTGCCGAGAGACGCTACTTTGAGTCTCTGGCTGCGGAAATCGAGAAGGAGATTGACGTCTACACCCGCGGTGACCGCTACGAATGGAGACGTGACTAATGGCGGAGCGTATGCACGGGGGAGCCCCTCTCCTTCACATACCGCTAAACGCCCCGGCCTTCAGCGGCCTTAACTCCCAGGCAGCAGCAGCCATCCTTGGGCCTGAGTGGGCCACCAGGCTGGATAACACCGTGCTGGATAAGTTCTCTCGCCTCAGTGGGCGCAAGGGCATTGAGAAGCGCAACTCGTCCACCCTTACGGGGGACGTTAAGTTTCTGTTTGAGCACTACGACGCTACGGCGGACGCATACCACCTCCTTGCGGTGGTGGATACGTCCAGCACTATCACGATTCACAAGTCCACGGATTACGGACAGACGTGGAGTGACGTATCAGGCACGGCAACCCTTTCTGACGGAGACATGATCCTCGTGGAGCTGGGCGGAGACGTTGTTGGTCTCCAGAACGGCGAGACGCCGATCATCTACAGCGGTACGTCCTTCAGCGACATCAGCGCATCTAACATGCCCGACTACAACGTCGGGTGTGCTGCCTTCGGGCGTATCTGGTCCAAGCGCAGCGCCACCACCGTTGCGTACACGGGACTGCTTGATCCGACGGACTGGAATGCTACCGGCTCTGGGGAGATCGACCTGACCTCCGTTTGGCAGAACGGGGACGTGGTTACGGCGGTATCCGAGTTTAACGGACAGCTTGTGATCTTCGGTCGCAATCACGTAGTGATCTACGACGACGACACGGGCAGCGAGCTTGGCCTAGACCCCGCTAACGCGGTGCTGGCGGACATCATCACCAACGTGGGCTGCATAGCACGGGACAGCATCCAGGCAGTCAACGGGGATCTTTGGTTCCTTAGCGACAGCGGCGTGCAGCGCCTTAGTCGCCTTATTGAAACGACCAACAACCCGCTTACGAACATCTCCAACAACATTCAGGACGAGCTCCAGGCTCGGGTCCAGAACGCAGACGAGATGGAGATTAAAAGCGTTTACAGCCCGCGGGAGCGGCTGTACCTGCTTGCTATCTCAGACGGCACCACGACGGAGACGGGCGTTACCTACGCTTTCGACACCCAGGGTGCGCTGCAAGACGGCTCCTTCCGAGTGACGGGGGTATGGACCTACCTGGTGCCTCGGGCGGCAACCTACGGGAACGACCAGAACCTGTATGTCTCTGTGAAGGAGAAGGCAGGCTTTGTGTACCGTTACTCAGGTTACGACGACGACGGAGAGTCCTACGTTGTAGATTACGAGTCAGGGTGGAACGACCTTGGGTCGCCCAACCTGAAGATCCTGAAGCATATCACTGGCCTGCTTTACGTCCAGTCTTCCACCACCGTTTCCTTTAAGTGGGCATGGGACTTCCGTACGGCATTCCGTACGTCCACAACCACCTACCCCGCTAACGCTAACGCGGCGGAGTGGGGCATTGCGGAATGGGGCATTGCCGAGTGGGGCGGGGGATTGGTTATCCAGGAAAAGCGCGTCCCCGGAGGGGGAACGGGCGAATACCTGAAGGTAGGACTCAGCACAGAAGTTAATGGGGAGGTGTTCACCCTCCAGCAGCTCTCCTTGTACACGAAACTTGGGAGGTTACGGTGAGTAACTACAGCCAAAGCACGTTCTTTGCTCCGAAGGATAATCTCGCTACGGGCAACCCTAACAAGATTATCTACGGCTCCGACATCGACGCGGAGCTTAGCGCCATCAGCACGGCCATCGCCACCAAGTCGGAAAGCCTTGACCTTACGGCTACCACGACGGACATTATTCCTGACGTAGACAACAACAACGACATCGGCTCAGCGACTAAGCGCTGGGCAGATTTGTATCTTTCCGGGGGCATCTACATTGGTGGCACTACCAGCGCTAACTACTTAGATGACTACGAAGTAGGAACGTGGACGACAACGCTAAATAGCGACCCCGCAAATGGAACTGTATCTTCTCGCTCTGGCTGGTACATTAAAATTGGGGATACGGTTAATTTATTTTTCAAGCTAGTCGGCTCTAATATGGAAATTACCGCCGCACAAACCTTTGCTGATTACAATGGTATTCCTTTTGCGGCAAATAGCTCAAAATCAGGGACGTACGCTGGGCATTGGACAGACGGCGTATCTTTTGGCGCTCGGGCTGATCGTTCTTTTTCTGCGGCTGTATATCTCACGTGGCTTGCGTTGGGACGTAGCGCAGGGAATACGTTTAACACTATTGTCTCTACGGTGGTTTACGAGGCAAACTAAGGAGCCATTATGCTTATCGAAAAGAAAGAAGTAGACAAGATTGAAGTAGTAAGCGAGTACAAGATTATCCAAGTACGTGTTGCTACTATTGTTGAAAAAGATGGCGAAGAGATTGCGCGCTCTTTTCAGCGCCATCTCGTTTGCCCTGGTGATGATTTAAGCAACGAAGACCCTACCGTTGTGGCGATTGCTAACGCAGTCCACACCCCGGAGATCATTGCTGCCTTTGAAGAGAAGCGGGCTGCGGACCTAGCCGCCGCGGGCATCCCGGTTTAATCGTGTGTCCGAGCTTGACCTTATCACCGGCCTCTGGCCGATCTTTGTTGGCTTTATTACGCTGGTAATCGTACTGGCAAAGATGCACGCCGACCTTGAAACGGTCAAGGAAAAGATACGAGTCCTCTTCGATTTGTGGAACGGGAGAGACAAGTGATCCAAGCCCTTATCGCACCCGTAGCAGGACTCCTTGACAAGTTCGTTGAGGACAAGGACCAGAAGGCTCGCTTGGCGCATGAAATTGCGACGATGGCGGAGAAACATGCGCAGGAAAGTGCGCTAGCCCAGCTTGAGGTCAACAAGCAGGAGGCTGCTCACCGCAATATGTGGGTCGCCGGGTGGCGCCCCTTTATTGGGTGGATCTGCGGGGCTGCTATGGCGTGGCATTTCTTGCTGTTCCCCATCGCCGTAAGCGTGGCGGGAATGCTTGGTTACCCCCTTCCTGATTTAATGAGCTTTGACATGGACGCTCTTATGACCGTCCTGCTGGGCATGTTAGGTCTCGGTGGACTGCGCACCTTTGAGAAAACAAAGGGGCTTGCTAAATGAGGACTAGTGATGCGGGAATCTCCCTTATCCGTCACTTTGAAGGTTGCTCGCTGGACGCTTATCTGTGTCCTGCTGGTGTGTGGACTATTGGCTACGGTCATACTAATGGGGTGAAGGAAGGTGAGACGATTGACCAAGAGGCGGCTGAGGCTTTTCTTATCGAAGATCTGGAAGAGTTTGAAGGCTATGTTACGGAGATGGTGGAAGTACCTCTTTCACAATCCCAGTTCGACGCCCTTGTATCATGGACCTTCAACCTTGGCCCTGGCAATTTGGAAAGATCGACACTCCTGGCGAAATTGAACCAAGGGGAGTACACGGACGTACCCTTTGAGATCAAGAGATGGACCCGCGCTGGCGGGGTAATCCTTCCCGGTCTTGTTAAACGAAGAGACGCAGAAGCCGCCCTTTTTGAGGGGCGGGACTGGAAAGGTGCCTAGCCATGGAGAGAGCGGAAATGCAAGGCATACAGGATAACGCACACAAGCTGGCAGACAACCTTGCCGCTACCTCAGTGTTGGGGGCCATCACCGCCAACCTGCCTATCATCACAGAGTGGATGCAAATGATTGCAGCCTTCATTGGTATCTGCTCTGGCCTTGCAGCGCTCCGCTTTTATCTCAAGCGGACCTCCAAGCTAGACGACGAGGAATAATATCATGGGTGGATTTAGCTTTAATCCTGCTTCAGGGCCGTTGACGGACGAAGCTCGCGTAATGATGGAACAGGCCGACGCGGAGAACCGTCGGGCGCTGCGAGAGGCGGGCGTAGACGTTGAAGGTATGTCCACGCAACAGTACCAGGCGACTATTCAAGCCCTTGGAGAGTGGCGCAATCTTCCCGAGAACAGAGCTTACCGTGACACTACTTCCGCCGTAGGGCGGTTCGTAGACAGCATTGGTGGCCCAGCAGGGCTGTTCTTGCTTACGGCAGGGCCAATGCTTGCCTTTGGTGGTGGCGGTGCAGCGGCAGGGGGCGCAGCGCAAGGCACGGGCGCTGGTAGCGCAGGCTTGTCGGGTATTTCTGCCCCTACGGCTGGTTCCCTTATGGCGCCGTCTACCGCGGCAGCGGGGACCGGGGCGGGAGCTGCTGGCGGAGCTGGTGCGTTTAACCTTGCAGCAGGAACCGGGCTCCTTAGCCCGGCAGCGGGGACCATCAATCTCGCTGCAACGGGAATCCCCGCCTACACCGGGGGTGCGGCGGGACTTGGCACGGCTGCTGGTATCGGAGGCGCGAGCGCAGGGCTAGGCACAGCGTTGTCTAGTCTTGGCGGAGCGGGTGCGGCTGGTACCACGGCGCCCCTTACCATGGGGGGCTTACTTGGGGGCACCAGCCCCGCAGCGGGGGGAGTTAACATAGGTGCTGGCCTGGGGGCCGCAGGGACGGCTTTAGGCGGTCTAGGGGCCGCGGGTGCGGCTACCGGAGGAGCAGGTATGGGTGGAATCAGCGGCCTTATCAGCGGGGCGGGTAATCTCGCCAGCGGCGTTGGTAACTTTTTTGGCTCGTCTCTTGGGCAGGGCCTTCTTGGTATCGGCCAAGCAGGGCTTGGGTACTTGGGGCAGCAAGAGCAGGCTGACTTAGCTAGGGAGCTTGCAGCACAAGCACAGTTCCAGCCCTACAACGTGGCGGGCCCGTTGGGCAACGTCACGGTAGAAGGCCAGCAGATCAACATCTCTCCCACAGAGCAGCAGGCTGCGCTACAGCAACAGCTCTTTGGCCTCACGGGCGGCGCTTTTGGGCGCGCCCAAGACCCCGCACTACAAAGCATTTTCCAACAGGCACCTGGACAGCTACAGCAGCTCACGCAGCAGTTTATCGGCCAGGAGACCGCCATCCCGGGCGCAGCACAGGCCCTACAGCAGCAGCTAGGCGCTCTCGGAGGAGAGGCGCTGGGCATGGGTCGAGGGCTTCTAGGGCAGGCACAGAACCTGCCTTCCGCCATGGGGGCGGTCAGTCCGCTGGTAGGCGGCGCGCCCCTCGCACGGAGCCCTGAGGAGGCGCTGACGAGCCAAGCAGCCGGGGCAGGTTTAGGGCTACTGGAGGAGGGCGCAGCAGGCGCGCGGAGCCTTACAGGCACCCTAGCAGGCACTGGCGAGGAGCTATTTCGCGGCGCCGCAGGCGGAGCTCCGTCCTTCAACCAGCTTGCTTCTGAGCGCCTTGCTTCCCTTCGGGCGGCGGCGCGGCCGCAAGAGGAGCGCACGACGCAGGCAGCCATCGAGCGGCTGTACGGCCAGGGACGCTTAGGTACGACTGGGGGCCAGCGCGCTCTCGGAGAGCTCGCGCGAGCCCAGGAAGAGGCGGACATCGCCCGCACTATCTCTGCCCAGGATTTCGCGCAACAACAACAGAACATTCTTACCAGCCAGGCTATCCAGCGCGGACAACTTGGCGTAAACGCCCTCGGAGGCGCTCTTGGGGGACAGCAGTTCCTTACGGGAACAGGCGCGGATCTTTTGGGCATGGGTACGCAGGTGGGGCAGTTTGGCCGCACCCTTGCGGAGCAGGCACGCGGTATGGACATCAATACCCTGCTCGCGGCTACGGGGCAGGACGTTGGAGCGCGGCTTTCCCAGGCGGGTCTTGGACAAGGGCTGTTCGGTCTTGGTGCCCAGCTACCGTTTACGATCTTCGGGGCCCAGCAAGCAGCCGACGCGGCTCGCCTAGCCCGAGGTGCTCAGCGCATCGCGGCAGCGGAAGGACTGTTCGGCTTCGGGCAGCAGGCCCGAGCCGGGGAACTGGGGATGGGCTTGGAAGCGCTGTTCGCACAGCAAGCTCAGTTCAACCCGCTTATCCAGCTTGCCAACATCGCCTCGGGTATGGGCAGCGCACAGGCGCTGGGGGCAGCCCGCGGGGCGGGCCTACAGTACGGCGCCTTCGGATCACCTTACACGGCAGCAAGCACTTATCTCGGAAGCCTTATCGGCTAAGGCGGAGGACGTAAAGGATGAATATGCAAGGTACGGGCAGTCTGTTTGGCCTGACTCCAGAGCAGCTTAGCGAGCTGCAACGCCAACGCCAAATGCAGGAGCGACAGCAGCGCATTGCCGGGCTTACGCAAGGCTTTTCTACGCCGGGCCAGCAGGCCATGGCGCGTATCGGAGCCCAGGCGGGACAGGCTACCAGGGGCCTTCTCGGCTTTGACCAGGGAGAAGATCCCGACATCGCCCAGGCCCGACAGCTTCAGAGCGCAATGCAGGAAGCGCAGCGCACCAAAGGCTTCTCTGAGTTAGATCCGCTGGGCCAGCAAGAGCTGGTGTTCAAGAACGTAGCCCGGGTGGCTAACGAGATCAATAACCCACAGCTTGCTATGCAGGCAGCGGAACGCCTTTCCCAGATCACCTCTCAGCGGAGCGAAGCGCGCTACAACGCGCAGAAGCGGGCACTTGAGCTCCAGAAGCTGGGCCTAGACGTAGGAGAGAGGACGCAGAAGCTACTTGAGGAAAAAGAAACGCCTTGGAACGAGCTGTCCTGGCGAACCCAGGCAGCGCGGAGTGGATCTTTTGTCCCCGCGGTTGTTAGGGTAGATGGCCAGCAGGTGCCGGTCAGCGGTCAGGTTGACGAGAACGGGCAGCTTGTGGTGTCGGAGGCATCCAACCCCCAGCTTGCCGGGCAGGTGTTTAGCCCCAGTCAGTATATGTCCACGGAGGTGGCGAAGAAGCTGCGCGAGGTACAAGACAGCACGTCTCCCAACGACAGCTTTTTCCAGCGCAAATCTGCGTGGCTGGACAGCTTTAACAATTCCGAGGTGCAGTCGTGGCGGGAGGAATACCGCAACTACCGTCGCTTCTCCACGGGACTGAATGACGCCCTTGGGGGCGTATTCCGTCAGATTGAGCGGGGACAAGACCCGGCACAAATCATCGGCACGACAGGTAGCTTTGTGCAGACCTTCAACAACGTCTTCAACACGGCTAAATCCACGGCGGGCTTCCTGTCTGACGTGTTGGTAGGAGATGAGAAGATAAACCCCAACTCCGACAGCTTTGTGAAAAAGTTTGAGGATGCTATCCAAGTACCGGAAGGTGTTGTTGGAACAGAGGCATCCCGTTACAAAGCCACGGTGATGCGCATTGTGTACATGAACGCCCGAATCCAAGAGCCGGGCGCGCGACAGCTCTCTGACGCCGACATCCAGCGCAGTATGCAGTCCCTTGGCGTAAACAGCGCAACTCCACAAACCTTGGCTGCTACGTTCTTTGACAACCTACAGAATGCCTCTGGGCAGATGAACGTGCTCCTAGACTCACTAGAGGGTCTGGGGGAAGGCGTCCTTGATCGAGAAGAGACTCAAAAGGCCGTATTCGGTGTTAATGTAGACGACAAGGTTCTTCGTATCAGTGATGACTTCCTTGAAAGTATCAGCGGCTTAGCCTCTCGTGGAGTCCTGATGGGCGACCAGAACGAAGAGCCACAAGACTTTACCGGCTTTTCTATTCAGCGTTAATAAGGAGCATTTCCCATGCCTACCGTAAAGGTACGCACTCCTGATGGCAGCACCGTCACCGTAAATGCTCCCGACGGCGCTACGGACGCGCAGATCCTTGCGTTCGCTAAGCAGCAGTACGAGCAGAATACGCAGGCACAGCAAGCCTTCCGAGAGCAGGTAGACGTTACGCCAACCCAAGCCCCCGAGACAAACGTCCGGGTAATGGTCCCGGGTGGCGGCATTGTGCGCCGCCCGGGGACTGCGGAAGCTCCTACTGAAACGGGCAAACTCCTTAACGCGGCAGAGCGCGGCGTGGACATCCAGACGGGGGCGCCTGCCAGCATCCGTGCTAAGGCAGGTCTACTTGGTTCTGACCCGGAAGCCGCTTCCTTAGCCCTTGAGGGGCTAATCAGCGAGGAGCTGAAAAAGGCTGGTGTACGCCTCCCAGAAGGCGTCCCTGCGGTGTTTAAGGACGAGTCTACGGGTAAGCTCGCTTACTTCCGTCCGCAGCCTGACGGGACGTTTAAGCCCACCCTAGTCAACCCCCCTGGGATTGAGATGGGGGATCTTGCGGAGAATGCTCCCGGGACCGTCGCACTTGGTGCGGAGATTGCTGCATCCATCGGAGGTGCCTTGGCCGGTGGTGCGGCAGGGGCTGGAACCGTTGTAGGCGCCCCCGCAGGCGCAGTAATGGGAGGTATGGCAGGCACTGCGGCAGCTGTCCCTTTGATTGAGAACGCTAGAAAGGAGGTTGCTCGCCAGTTTGGCGTGCCTGATGAAGTCGTCAACCAAATCACTAACGACGAGATTCTGAGTAAAACAATAATGAGTGTAGGCGGGGAACTAGCAGGCCCCGCAGCCATGGCGTTGGTGAACAAGGTCCGTAACCGATACGTACTTGGTGGCGGTCGCTTCAGTGACGAAGACATCACGCAGCTGGAAGGGCTGGTATCTCAGCAGGCAAAAGACCTTGCAGAGATCGCAAAGCGTTCTGGTGTGCAGCTTGAGGGAGACCTAGCCTCTGCTACGGGCGACCCTTTCTTCATCGCCATGTCAGCTTATGCTGATGCAAAGGCCCGTGGCGGGCAGGCCATCGCCCGAAGCGTTGCAGACATCCAAGCCCGCTTTGACGAAGTGCGAGCTCTTGAGGGGCTGCTCCAGAACAATGTACCTGGGTCTCCGGTTATCCAAGACCCCGCCAACCTAGGGGCGGCAGTAAAGGGTGTTCTCCGCCAGCCCATTGAGGCAGCGGAGGGACGTCTAGCACGGCGGGAGGTTGGCCTAGAAGCCGCCTCTGCAAAGATCCAAGTACCTACCACCTACCAGACGTACAGCGGCGTGCAGGAAGACCTGGCGGGCCGCTATCGCAACCTTGAAGCTACTGAGGAAGCCGCCTGGGGGCGCTTCCGTTCCGCGTCGGGCTACGACCCGAATACGGGAGTATCTTCAGTTGCCCTGCTTAACGCGGGCGACACTCCCATCAAGCGCGCCTTGGCAAGCCTAGACGAGCAGGGCCAGCAGGCGCTCTCTGCTTCGCTGGAGGCTTCGCAGCGTAGCTTTGTAAAGGACTTGGGATACCGGGCACCAGATACAAAAGAAGCGCAGGAGGCGCTTAACTTTCAAAAGGTTTTGCTAAACGAGCCTGGAGTAGGACCAAGGCAGGTAGAGCAGGCGCTTGCGTTTAAAGAAGCCGGGCTTATGGAAGATGCTCTGTCTCCTCAGCGCATGATGCAAGACACACTGGACCTGAACCAGCTCCACTTCCTTCTGTCCCATCTCAAGAAAGAAAAGCGCGCTATCCAAAACAATGCCAGTGCATTGGGGTGGCGGTCCGGGGACCTTGATAAGGTCATCGGGGCTGTGCAAGGCCAGATCCAAAACGCAGGGATGGTGAATCGAGGCACGGGCCAGGCCCTGGACGTGGCCTCTCAGGCGGAAGTGGCTACCTCCTTCCTTCAAGCTAACTCCGCCACGGTAAACAAGGCGATCTTCAACGAGAACCAAGTTGCTCGTGAGCTAGTCAGCGTGGACTCCAAAGGCAAGTTCCGGGTCCAACCTGAGAAGATCCGCGGCATTGTGTTCACGCCCGGTAACCCCACCAACCTTAATTCCATCCTTGGGGCTACGGGGCCCTCCCCCGCTACGCGGGCGGGGCTGCTTGGGGAGCTGGAAACGCTGTACAAGCGCCAAGTTATGGCTGATGGGCGCTTTAACCAAGCTCAGCACAACGCATTCATGCAGGACTACTCGGGCCACCTACGCATCCTTACGGGACGCGAAGGGGCCACGCCTCGCATCCAGAACGTGGAACAGTTTGGCAATCTAGTTCGGGAGGCAAAGGAAACTGCCCAGCGAGTGCAGTCTACGCTGAAGCGTACCTTTGGGGACGCCATCACCAACGACAATATGTTTGGTGCAGACATCGCCAAGGTACTGTTTGGCGGAGGGCAGCGACGCTACACCCCCGACCAAGTAGGAGAGCTGGTGCGTCGGCTGAATCGGGAGTCCCCCGACCTTCTTGGGGACATCCGTTACCAGGGCATGGAGGCCATGAAGGCCCGCATGATCGGGGATGGGGGGCAGCTAAACCCCGCAGCCTTAAAATCCTTCCTCGGCAGCAACCGCAGTATGCTCACGTCTCTGTATGGCGGGGATTACGTAGCAGGGCTGGACCTGCTCAATAACCACATGCAGCGCATGGTGCGCGCGCAGTCTGGCAAAGCGCCAGCAGATGAGCTACAGACCCCTGCGATGATGGCCTTCCGTACCTTGTTCGGTCCGTTGTCCACCACACAACGTCGCCTGACCGCCGCACAGCGGGCGGATCGGGCATTCAAGCAGGCTTCCTTGCTTAACCTTGTGGGGAACCCGGAAGGGCTCCGGGCGTATCTACAGCTCAATCGACAGACCCCTGGGTCTATCGCTCGCTTGAATACGTTCCTTGAGTTGGGGGCTAGGGTAGATGATCTGCCTGAGCAAGAGCAGCAGATGGTGGAAATGATTCGCCGTCGGAATCCTAACTTCGCAATGTAAAGAAGGAGCCCCCTTCCCCTTACGGGGTTGGGGGCCAGCAAAAGCACCCGGGAGAAGTTGGTGCTCTCACTGTACTGCTGAACCAGACAACCGACTGCAACGGGCGAGGAAGCCGTAGGTAAACCGAACTTAGACCTACGAGTTGTTGATTGTCTTTGCCAGCAGTACCCTAACTTGTCGCCGCAGTTGTGGATCTTTACCTAGGAAGGTATTGAGCCACTTGTCGGCATGTAGCGAATTACCCTCGATGGCCTTCTCTATCCAGATAGCGGCCCAGCGCTCAACCATCTTGGGGTGTGCCTTAGCCTTCCGAATCGGTGTCGTTTCGGTAGGCATCTAATGCTCGCTTAGCTCTTTTAAGCGCTACGTCAAGCTCTCTCAGCTCGACCTCAATAGCATAATACTTAGCCTCTAAATCTGCAATCTCTTTTTCTGTTCCCTCGACGACCGCTTGAAGTTGGTCTTCAATCGTCGTTGCAGCCACTTTAGCTGGCGGTGTGCCTCCCTGGCGTCCTCCGGCTTCTCCATCTTCCCGTCCGCCAGCAGGCGCAGGTGTAGCCGCGCTGCCGCTGTCCTCAGTCGCTTGACTTGTTTGCCCCGCACGTAGTTCCTCCTCCTGCCTCTCAAACTCCCCCTTCACCATCTCGTGCCACCGCGTCGCTAGATCCGCGGTGAGCTTACCCTTGTGCTGCGCAAAGATAGCGCGACCCATAGGCATAAGGTGGGCAGGGATACGTATGCCAGTCTCGGTTGTCTCTGTCAGGTCAAGGACCTGGGCAAAGCTGTCAGGGTTCAGCATCTTGTTTCTCCCGTTACAAGAGCAGATTCTCGTGTGTCTTGTACAGTACCACACGTCCCCGGGAGTTTGCACCACAATCGTTGCACTTATAGCGCTGGTAGGCGTTGCTCCGAGCTGGACGCTCGATGCCTCGCTTCTGGACGCTGGTGCCTCCGCAGTTGGGGCACACGGGGGACTCGGGGTTGTCTATGTACAGCCCGCGGTTCGGGTGGTTCCTGATCCAGGGGCGCAGGTACTTGTAGAGCTCCTCAAGGACTACGATGTCCTGGCAGTTGTACTTGCGCATGACGGCCTGGGCCTTTTTGTCCCCGGCCATCACCTCCTCCCAAAGCTGCATACCCTTGTGCTCCGTCTTGCGCTGGAGCCCCAGCTCCGACGCAACAGAGTCCATGGAGTTGCTAAGGAAGCGGAAGTTCTGACGCACTACCTGGAACATATCAAGCTGGTGGTAGTTTGTCGGAGGGCTGAGCCCGAGGATGGCAAACTCTCGATTCAGGGTGGGGATGTCAAACTTCTTGCCGTTGTAGTGGACTACCATGTCGGCCTGGTCAAGCATCTCGTAGGCTGCCCGGACCATCTCTTCGTGGCCGTGCTGCCAAGCGCTGTAGAAGTGGATCTTCTTCTTGTCCTCCCACCGTGCGGCCCAGCACAGGGTGTAGCCGCGGTTGACTACTTGGCTGATTGGTACGAAGCGTGTCTTCAAGCCCCAGATGCGGGCGGTTGCGGGTGCTGTTTCGATGTCAATGTACAGCACTTTCATGGCGCTAGTCCTCGTCTTGGATGCTTAGAAGGTAGTCTATGTACCACCTTGCCTTCTTCAGGTCTTCCGACCCGTTCTTCTGCTTCCAGCGCCACAGGTACTTGATGGCGTTGGCGGTGCAGACTGCTTCTACCCCTTTCAGGCTGATCGTAGCTGCGGCCAAGGCATCAATGCATTCCACACCTCCCTGGGTGTAGTGGGCAGGGTGATTAACTCGGTCTACTTCAGCCATTCTTCGGGTATCCCATCGTCAATAAAGCAGTAAAGGAAGCCGTGCTTATCGCACCACTCGCTGTACCGCGTCTTGGAGGACGCGGAGAGCTTGTTATCTACCTTGAACACAAAGCGGATCTCGACATCCGGGTGCTGTTCCTTCAGCAGCAGATGCTTAACCCGGTCCGCCTGGGTAAGGCGACCCTTCGCCTCAAGGATGATCCCGCTAGGCAGCACAAAGTCCGGCAGATAGTGCCGGGGCTTTGGTTGGTAGGGAAGCTGGCGATCCTTCGGCTCATAGTCGTAAGTGGCGTTAGCCTTGATAAGGGCGTTGCTGACCTGGTGCTCAAGGCCAGAACGAAATCCCTTCTTAAGCGCTATCGCTCTCGTCTTCGACCTCACTCTTTGCGGCATTTCGTCTCCGTCCTCGTGCAGGGGCACTCTCTTCCGTAAGGAACGAGGGCGCTGGTACATCAGTTCCAGTTGACTGCTTGGCTTCCCTTGCGGTCTGACACCACTTGTCGAACGCTTTAGCCTTTTCGGCAAATGCAAGGACTGCCGCTTTCTCGGCATCACTACCCTCCCACTCAATTGCGTAGAAGTTCTGGTCGGGCTCAGCTACGTGGATGTTCTGTCCTCGCTTCAGGGACAGCCACACGCGGTTACCTGGCATCTTCATAAGTCCACTCCGTGTCGGGTTTGGGAGGCATCCACATCTCACCGTGGTACGTCTGCATCCACAGCAGGCGGCCTACCTCAATTATCATGTCGTCGGCCCGGTCCCCGTACTCTTTCAGGTACGCTTCCCGGACTACTTCGTACATCTCGTATTCGGTGTAGTGCGGGGGCTCGTCGATGAAGGGCAGCATCTTCTCCGCGGTCTTCTTACCAATCCCCTTGATCCCGGGGATGTTATCTACCGTGTCCCCGACAAGCATCTGACGCCAGAAGTAGACTGGCGCGTCACAATCGGCAATGTAATAGGACACACGCTTGGCGTAGTTGTAGTGGAACCCTGGCACCATATCCAAGTCCTTATCAATGGTGCAGATCACGCTGTCCTCGCCGCGGTCTCGGGACTCGTGCTGGTAGATGCTCAGCAGGTCATCAGCCTCGCAGTTCTCGGAGATGACAACCTCGTAGGTCTTGATCATGAAGTCCTTGATGGCCTGGGCATGGACAGGCTTGTGGGTCTCGTCCCGGTTGCCCTTGTAGGGCTTCTCCTTTGCCACGTCAAAGCGGAAGTTCCCCTTCCCCGTAAGGAAGCCTATGACGCTATCCAGCCCGACCTGTAGGTCGCGGCAGGTGGTCTCCATCATCGACTTCACGTTGTAGAGCGCGTTCTGGACAGGCTCAGGGGTAATCTGCTTCTCAATGATGGGCTGGTAGCCCTCACCTTGGAGCTCAAGCACGCGCTCCTTGGCGAGGCCAGCCTTGTTGTACCAGTTGGCAATCTCCTCCCCATCCTTCTCGTAGGTGACAAGGTACTCCGTGGACTGGGCTGCGAAGCCTGCCCGGTACACGATGGGGTCAAGATCCACCAGCACTAGCATTTAGTGAACCTCCTCGTCGACGTCTGAGTCTTTCTCAAACTCCAGCCACTCCCAGGGCTTGGCCTCCATGGTGGTGGTGAAGCCGACACAGTTGTGGATAGCCTCGGGCAGCACAACGGTTCGATACTCCACAACGCCGGTCGTCTTGTTGACGACGGCGTAGTAGTTTTCAAACTCGTTGCCGTGGGAGTAGCAAACCGCCCCATCCTCATTGAGGCGGTCTGCTTCTTCACTCCCTGCCGTGACCAGCACAACCTCGTACAGGTCCGTTTCGAAGATGTTCACGGCTAATCGTCCAGGAACTCTTCTTCAATCAGGTCGTCCTCAGCCGTGCTGGCTTTGGACGGGCCGCGCTCCGCGATCTCCTTGAGGCGCGTGTGCGCGTTCATGGAGTCCGTGAAGAAACGATCCGTAACCTGATCGACGTACTCAAGGAGCAGATCAAGGCGCTCGCCTTTCTTCTGCCCCAGGCTTAGCGCGTCGTTAGACAGCGCCGCAGCCACAAGCGTTACGGCTCGATCTTGGGCTGCGCTGAAGGACATCCGGGGTACATCAACTTCTTGGTATCGTTTGTCCTTCTGTAGATCCCGGGCCTCCTTCTCGGCCCAGTACCCGTCGCGGGTTTGTCCCCCACCACTATTAGATGCGGCGCGCTGACCGCCCTGATTGTTAGCAGCGCGAGGAGCACCGCTCTGGCGAGGAGGCGCCGCAGGCGCGCCCCCGGCCACGATGGAGTCAAAGTCGACATTGCCTTTCTCGTCATTCTCAAAGGAAATGGACTCCCCCTTCTGGAACGTAGGGCGCTTGCGCCCCAAACGGAACCAGCGTCGGCTTCCATCAATCTGGAAGCTCCAAAGCAACACGGGACCGTTTCGCCCATCAAACTCTTTACTGTCAATCGTTGTTACGGTACCGCTGTTCTGATAGCTCACTTGGCTACCCTCCGTGTAGGTACATCGCCGGAGTGGCGTTGTACGTTTTCTCTGACTTCTTGCTTTGCTCGTCGGCCCAGTTGGGCCCGATGCTTACACCCGCCCCCAGGGGGGCAGTAAAGGATACTCCATACATAAGGTCAAGGTACCAGTAGGGCACTTCAATCAGAGCGTACTTAGACAGCTCGTGGAAGGCTTCTACTTCGTTAGGTGGTACCTCGCAGATGATCGAATCATGGATGGAGTTGACCACCATCAGCTCAAGGTTCGCAGCCTTAGCTGCGTGCCAGAAGTAGACCAACCCTACCGGGATGATCTCTGCCGTGGCGAAGCTCTGCACCGGGTAGTTGCAGATGCTGGTGGTGTTCGTGACGTACCCGCTTCGATCCATGCGGGTGTCGGGCCAGTAGAACTGAAGGCCCCATTCGGTCTCAAGGTGTCCTTTCTCCAGAACAGTGGTGATCCACCGATCCTGGGTGTCCGAGATTCCCGTGTACTTGTTCCGAAACTCCCGGTAGTAGGTCTGCTCAGCCTCAGTGCCTGAGCGTCCCCCGAACAAGGGCTTGAAGGTGTGAGCCTTCGCGCCTTGTCGGTCTGTAGGCTGTCCTGCATCCGTAAGCGTCTTGGCGGTGAACGAATGGACGTCCACCTCGTCTACGATGTCAGAGATAGCCTTGCCATCACGCCCTAAATGGGCTGCTACGCGGAACTCAAGCTGGGCTCCGTCGCACTCACCTATCAGCCAGCCTTCGTGACGTGACCTGAAGAAGGGCTTGTACGCACGCGGGAAGTTTTGGAACTGTGCGCGGTAATCAAGTCCGTTGCTTGAGAGTCGATGCGTCTGGGTGTTGGTCTGGTTGAATTGTGCGACCAGGCGCCCGCCTGCGTCGTTGCAGCAGTCGCTGAACTTGCGAAGATACTTGGTGAGCTCCGTGTGAACGGCGTTTAGCTCGCCGTACAGCTCAAGGAACTTACGCTGCTTCGCGTTCTTAGCTTCCAGCGACAACACGGTGCTGATGTCCGTCTTGGGCTTTCCTGACGTCGTGCGGTCGGGCTTGCCTCGACGGTCAGTGGGCTCCTTGAACCTCAGCGTCGTGTACAGAAACTCCGCCAGTTGCTTGGTGCTGGCGGTGTTGATGCCTCCCGTAAAGGTTTCCATCTTCTGCTGGAGCTCGCCGTAGCTGCGTTCCAGCTCGGCGGCCCGCTCCACTACCTTGGACGGGTCAAGATACATCCCCGTGAATTCCATCATGCCAAGCACCGGGGCCACAAGGCACCGGGTGTAGACGATGGGCATAAGCCGGGGCTTCTTGGCGTTGATGTAGCGCAGCTGGTTAAGGAACAGCCGGTTGGTCAGGTTCACGTCCTGGACGCAGTAGCGCTCCAGCCATTGCTTCGGGATGTCCTGGGTGGGTATCCCTCGCTTGATCATCTTGGAGACTACGCTGTCCTTACCTTCCCAGGCGCGGCGCTTGGCGCACCGCTCAAGGCTCAGCGCACCCCATTGCCAGCGGTTACCTCCGAGCACGTACTCCGCAAGCTGCGTATCCCACACCAGCAGCTCGTGGATCTTCGATCCGCAGCGGTGCAGCCATTGCAGGTCAAACTTGGAGTTGTGCGCCACTACGAAGTCGGCGCTTTCCACGTCCTCGACAAGCTGGGCATGGTCAAACTCTCCGCCCCAGGAAACGTGCATACCCGGGCGGGTGTGCCCTGGGCCGTTGTACCACGCCACCATCACGGTGCTGTTCTCGCGGTAGACCGCCAGCCCGTTGTTGAAGGTCGTGGTCTCAAAGTCGAAGACGGTGTAATTCTTTGACGCATAGCGGCTTACGTCCGGGCTCTGGACGTGCATGGGCAGTCGTTTGTGCAGCGCCCGGAAGTTCACTAGCTTGCTTCCTTCTCCAGATCATTGAGCCAAGCCTGCACGTCCGCTTCACTTTCCACTTCGCGGATTGACATAATGCTGGTCCAGGGGGCGGTCTTGCTGTAGCGCTCGAT